CGAATGGGAACTTAGTTACCGACTGGGAATGAGGCCCTGGATCTTTGTTGCATACTCCGCACCCGTGGCAGCGGCATCCGCTGTATTCCTTGTTTATCCCTTTGGACAAGGTAGCTTTTCAGACGCTATGCCTCTTGGCATTTCCGGTACTTTTAATTATATGTTGGTGTTCCAAGCCGAGCACAACATCCTCATGCACCCCTTCCACATGCTGGGAGTTGCTGGTGTTTTTGGTGGCTCATTGTTCTCAGCTATGCATGGATCTTTGGTCACATCTTCTCTCATACGTGAAACAACAGAAAATGAATCTCATAACCATGGTTACAAATTTGGTCAAGAAGAAGAGGCATATAACATCGTTGCAGCGCACGGCTATTTTGGTAGGCTTATTTTTCAGTACGCTAGCTTTAATAACAGTCGGTCCCTACACTTCTTTCTGGCCGCTTGGCCTGTTGTTGGCATTTGGGTTACCGCTCTTGGTGTCTCTACGATGGCGTTCAACCTGAATGGCTTTAACTTTAATCAATCTATTGTTAATAGTAACACTCACGTTATTAATACCTGGGCAGATGTACTCAACAGAGCAGGATTGGGTATGGAAGTTATGCATGAACGTAATGCACACAATTTTCCACTAGACCTTGCATAAACATATGTCCGTTCATTCATTGATTTATGGAATTCTTTCAAATAACAGTAAATGATACTTGGGTTATTTTAACACATAAATCAGTATCAAAATATTTAGAAACTTGGGCCGGTGGTGATCCATCAGAACAAGAAGCTTTAAAGAGATTAAAATCTGATTTAGATAGAATGCTACTAGAAGTATCTTTTAATAAATCAATGGACGCATGACACCATAAGCATGGAACGGGGCTTGTGGAGCTTCCTAAGGAGGTTACTGTGCAAAGCAAGGTTTATTGCTATCGCGGTGTAAAGTACACCAAGTGAGATAGATCTAACAGAGGGGTGCAATTCCCCTCTTCACTATTGGCATTGGCCCTTACGAGGATACCCTTTGCCGTCTAGACGGTGGGAATAGACCACAAATTTTTTTAACATCAAACGTTTGGTGAAAGCTATATTTTTATTATTTATTATTTAAAATGTCACAACAACAATCTGGTGCATCTCAACTTGCACCACAAATGATTCCAGGAGCTGATAACTTTGCCGGTGGTCAGACTCCTTCTAATGCTCAACGCCGTGCGCTTTATTTGAAGCTGTTCAGTGGTGAGATGTTCAAAGGGTTCCAGCGTAATACAATCGCCCGTGATTTGATCATGAAGCGTAGCCTGTCGAACGGTAAATCAATGCAGTTTATCTTCACAGGTCGTACTAAGTCTGAATTCCACACACCTGGTAACAGCATTCTAGGTAACAGTGATGGTGCACCTCCGGTGTCAGAAAAGACCATCAACTGTGATGACCTGTTGATTAGCTCAGCATTCGTTTATGAGTTGGATGAAGTTCTTGCTCATTATGACCTGCGCTCTGAAATCTCACGTAAGATTGGTTATGCACTTGCTGAAAAGTATGATCGTCTTGCATTCCGTGCTGTCACCCGTGGTGCACGTAAAGCTGGTATTGTAACTGCTACTAACTATGCAGAACCAGGTGGTACTCAGATTCGTGTTGGTGCTACGACTAACGATTCTGATGCTTATATTGCAACAAACCTTGTCGCAGCTTTCTATGATGCAGCGTCTGCACTTGATGAGAAAGGTGTTAGTGGAGAAGGTCGTGTTGCTGTCCTTAACCCACGTCAATACTATGAATTGATTCAAGGTATTGGTGGTTCTGGTTCAGGTGCTTACCTTGTAAACCGTGATGAGCAAGGTACTGCTTTGCAGTCCGGTAATGGTATTATTGAGATTGCAGGTATTCGTATCTACAAGTCCATGAACATTCCTTTCCTTGGCAAGTACGGTACTGCTTATGGCGGAACAACTGGTGTCACTGATCCCGGTAATACTGGTGATTTTGTTGGTGAAACCATTGAAAATCAAAGTGATGCACAAGCTGGTGTCAACAATGATTATGGTCTTGCTACTGAAATTGGTAGTAAGTCCTGTGGTTTGATCTTCCAACGTGAAGCTGCTGGTATGGTCGAAGCTATTGGCCCTCAGGTTCAAGTAACCAGTGGTGATGTCTCTGTGATTTATCAGGGTGATGTTATGCTTGGCCGTTTGGCTTGCGGTGCTGATTACCTTAATCCTGCTGCTGCTGTCGAACTGTATGTTGGTGCTACTCCTCCTTCTGCATTCGGTACTGTCAACAACTAATTTATCCAATGGGAGTCTCTTCGGGGACTCCTTTTTTTTAATTCTTTATTGAGAATAATACTCATTATCAAATTATGCCTTTTCCTACTACTGGCTCCAATACTGAGCTACAAGCTGTTAATCAGATCCTGGCGTCAGTTGGTCAGGCTCCCGTGAATACTCTAACAACTGAAACAACTTTTGTTACTGAACAATCAGGTACCTTTATTGGTAGTATTTCAGGTACTACATTAACTACAACAGAAGCTAACATTCCTGTTGGTACTTATATTTCTGGTACTGATTCTAGTGTAACACCAAATGTAAATATTGAACCTAATACAGCTATTGCTGTAGCAGGTGTAGCTGTTCCAGGATCAAACCCACAAACATATACTTACACCTTAAATATTTCACATTCATCAATCAGTAATATTACAATACAAAAGTCTATTGTTTCTTATAAAGTAGAAACTCAAACTAACCCGGACGTTGCGATTGCTTTTAATACTTTAAAAGAAGTATCACGTGAAATTCAGTCTGAAGGCTGGACATTTAATAAAGAATTGAATTTTGAAGTAACCCCAGATGCAACTACAAAGAAAGTAGCTATTCCTAATAATGCTATTCAATACGATCTTAGCCAAGATTATGTAGCCAACCTAGGTAGAAATAGTGTTAATCGTGGTGGCTATCTTTATGATACTATTCATCATACAGATGAGTGGGAAGACGAAAAACTTTATATTGATGTACTATGGGAATGGGATTATACTTACATCCCACAACCTATCCAATCTTATATTGTAGCTAGAGCATCTTCTGTATTCTCTAGTAGAGTGATTGGTGATGCACAACAATTCCAAATGCTATCACAAAAAGAAGCGTATACAAGAGCAATGGCTCTCGAATACGAATGCAATCAAGGTGATCATACATTCTTTGGTCAACCACAAGGTGGTAATTATTACCGCAGTTACAAACCATTTACCGCACTGTATCGCTAATGCCAGTAGTAACACAACTATCACCTAATTTTCTAGGTGGTGTATCGAAACAAAACGACGACAAAAAACTACCTGGTCAAGTATCAGAGTGTATTAATGGTTATCCTGACGCTACCTATGGGCTACTAAAAAGACCTGGTATGAAATTTATTAATCACCTAAAAGATACAAACGAAAATGTTTATAATAAAGCTGATTTAGAAAACGCTGTATGGTTTTTTCTAGATCGTAGTGAAACTACTTCTTATATTGGTGCTATTAAAGGTTCTAATATTTATGCATGGAATGCAACAACAGGTAAAGCTTGTAATGTTACAAACAATGGTGGTTCATACTTAAGCAATGTTTCAAATTCAGATCATTTTCATTTCCGTAGTATTCAAGATACTACAATCATTACAAACCAAACTAAAGTTACAGCAATGCTACCTGCTGGTACTTTTATTGCTAATTCAGTAGGTACTTTAAAATTAATTTCACTTGTTGATGGCTACGCTTATACTGTAACTATTCAAGGTATATCTGCTACAGCTACTGCGCAATCTAATACAACTTTTGAAGATTTTTTAAATGGGACTCATGTCAGCCATTCATTGTCTGGTGCTATAAAAAATTTAATTGAAAATGAACAAGATCCAAATCAGGGTGGTGGTGTTAATACTAATTTTGATGGTGTTTGGTACATTGAATCTTATGTTAATAGTTTAGTTATTAAAAGATTTGGTGGTACTAATTCAGTTACAATTGGTTATGCACCTGCAAATCCTGGTACACCTTTAGCCTTTACTTTAACAGCAGTAGGTGGTTTTAATAATGATTCTTTAGAAGCATTTTTAGATCAAGTAAATGATGTAACTGAATTACCAGCTGAATCTTTTCAAGATCATAATGTACGAATCGTAAATACTAACAGCGATAGTGATGATTACTATGTTAAATATGTAGCTTATGATGGAATACGTGGTAAAGGTTACTGGTTAGAAACAGTTGCTAGAGATGCTTCACCTGGACTAGATTCATCAACAATGCCACATAGGTTTGTATTTAATGGTACAGTTAATGGTGTAGATCAATTTATATTCGAACCTATAACTTTTGTAAGTAGGTTGGCTGGTGATGATATTACAAGCCCAGTACCTTCTTTTATTGGAAAAACAATTAAATCTACATTTTTTTATAACAACAGATTTGGTTTGTTATCAGAAGATAATGTAATTTTAAGTGTAGCTAATGAATCTTTTAACTTCTTTGTTAAATCAGCTTTAACACAAATTGCTTCAGATCCTATTGATTTAAATGTATCTAGTACAAGACCGGTTACGTTATTTGACGTCTTACCTACAGCTCAAGGTCTTTTGTTATTTGGTGATCGACAGCAGTTTCTTTTATCAGCTACTGATGCAAATACATTAACACCTACTTCTTCTATTATCCGTACAGTATCTAACTATGAAATGGATAGTAATATATCTCCTGTAGATATTGGTACTACTGTAGGTTTTGTTAATAAAGTACCTGATTATGCTAAAGTATTTAGTATGCAGTTACGAGATGTAGAACAACCACCTATTGTTGTAGACATCAGTAAAGTTGTATTAGAATGGATTCCTGAAACTGTTGATAGATTAGTTTCTAGCCCACAAAACTCTTTTATTATCTATATGTATAGTTATTATAATGATGGTGAAAAAGATTTATTTCAAGCGTGGACTAAATGGGAATTAACAGGTACTATTCAAGATGCTTACATTTTAAACGATGATATTATAGTTATAACTCAACAAGAAAACGAATATTTGTTGAATTCAATTACAGTTAATGAATTACCTACAGGAGATGTTTCTGTTGTACTCGATTCTAATAATGAGTTTGTTGTAACAGGTAACCCATGTCTTGATTTGTTTTCACTTCCAAAATCTCCTGATGGAATTATTAATAAAGTTGTTTATGATCCAACTACCAACTTAACTAAAATCTACACACCTTATAAACCTATCGAAAATAAAACAGGTGCAATTTTAATAGGTAAACCTAATGAAGATGAAGGTTATTTTCTAGAAGTAACACCTAAGATTGAAACTGGTACAAATTATAATTATTTTGAAGCTGTAGGGGATTTAACTGATACAGCAGATAATATTATTATTGGTTATAATTATCACTTTGAAGTACAATTACCTACATTTTATTTTAGACGTGATCAACAATCAGTTGACTTTAGTGCTATATTAACTATCGCTAGAATTAAAGTATCTACTGGTCGATCAGGTCCACTGGTATTTGAAACTAAATTAGGTAGCTCTAAAGAATGGACTTTAATTAAAGAGGTAACATTAAGTGATGATTATCAATTTAGTACAAGTCCTGTAAAACCTGAATATAGGTTTACTGTACCTATCCATCAACGTAACACTAACTTTGAATTAAAAATGACAAGTGATTATCCATATCCCGTATCTCTTGTAGAGATGATGTGGGAAGGTAACTATTCACCACGATACTATAAGAGGGCTTAATTATGCCAGTAGCAGAAGTAATTGCCGGTGTTTCAGCCGCTGTTGGCCTTGGAACCACTTTATTTGGTAACAACAGCGCAGCTAACGACGATCAAGAAAGAGCACAAATTGCACAACGAAAAAATGCTCGAAGACAAGCAAGGGAGCTAAACGAATATAATGAAAAAAAAGATGCAGTTGAAAAAGAAAATTACTATAATAATAGAGATTATGCTTTTGACACTGCTGTTAAAAACTGGGAATATAACAAAGAAATACAAGATTTTCAGTATCAAGCCAGCTTAGATACTTATAACGAAAGAGCAAGAATATCAGAAGAGCAACTAGGTTTAAATGAAGAAGCGGCTGAATTAGGAATTGCTACTACACAAGCTGCTTTCAAAGATTTTGAAATAGATCAAGCATTTCAACGTGAATCTATTTATGCAGATCTTCAAAATGAATTAATTAACCAAGGTTTAAATAGAGAAACACAAGAAGTTAGATTAGAAACTATTAAAACAGGGTTTGAAAATGAACTTACTAATCTAGGACTTGATAAATTACAACAACAAGCAAATTTATTTGGTATACAAAGTAGTCAACGTATTGGAACCGAAAGGATTCAAACTGAATTAAAAAATCTTTACAATAGGACTGCTTTTGATAAAGAAGCTGCTTCTATTAAAGCAATCCAAGATTCAGGTCGAGCTGCTTTAGGTCAAGCTGGTAAGTCAAGAGGTAAAAGTATACAATCAGCACAGGCTGAATCATTTAGGACTTTAACACAATTAGAATCAGCTTTAAAAGGTTCAAGACGTAGTGCTGGTATTCAACTATTAAATCTAAATGTTGACTCAGCAGTCAGAGAGACTGGTGTTAATCTTAATATTAATAAACTTGATGAAGCAACTAGATTTGCTAGAGTTACGTCAGGTCTTCAAACAAAACAAGTTGGCATTGATATTGCTAGAATTGATCAAGCTATTAGTTTTGCTAATGAAGAGGCTGAGTTTAACAACAGAATATTGCAGGCTAACAGAGAAAGTCGTATTGCTCAAACTGAACGTGATATTGCAGCTATTGAGTTGCAAAGAAGAGGTCAAGATCTTAAAGCAGAAGCTGCTGTAGGTATTATGCCAACACAACTTGAATATGCACCATTCCCAGAAATTACTCCTGAACGAGTTTTCTTACCGTCACGTAAAGTAACTTATGAAGACATATTAGGACCACAAGCACCTATACCTTCAGGACAGCCTTCAACTGGTGAAATTATTCAACAAGGTTTGAATCTTGCTACAGCAGGTGCAGGGATTTATGAAGCTTTTAAAGCACCAACATCACTAAATATATTTGGAGGAGAAGGTGCGACTAGACGACTTGATAGTAATATTTTTAATCTATCCATTACAAACCCAAATCCATTCCTAGCTTCACCAACACCACCTTTTTTACCAACGCCAAACTAAATAAAAAATAACTATGGCACGACTACGATACCAGCCTGCTACAAACCCAAGAGGATTTCAGCCTATTCAACTAAGTAGTGCTGGTATTACTCGTATGCAGGAGGAAAACAACAGAGTAATTAGAAACTTAGAAAGCAGACGTAATGCTGAAATCTCTCAAAGAGAACGTAATTTACAGGCAGTAGAACAGAACCAAGCTGCTGAAGCAAACCAACGTGAACGTAATTTTCAAAGTGAACAACAAGCACTAAAACAGCAACAAGTTAGATCTCAAGCTGAAGAAAGATTTGCAATAGAAAATAGAAAAGATCCTAATGAAGATTTAGAAAAAGTTATAACTGGTTTAGTTGATTTTAGTCAAACTATTGGTAAAATTTCTGCTAAAAGAACCAAGCAGATGATTACCGATCAAACTCGGTTAGCTCAGAAAGAAGCTAGAGATGATTTTTACAATAGTCTATCAGCACAAACTAAGTATAAAAATGTACAAAGCTTTCTTCCAGAAGAAACTGCTAAACTTGATGCACTAACAACTGAAGGGGTGGCTAAAGGAGAAATTACAACTAGGGAAGCATCTAAAGATTTCTTCGCTAATCCTGGTAGAAACGCTGTTTATGACCAAGCATATAAAAACGAAGCTTTAGGATTACTTTATGAGAGTAATGTACAAAATTTACTACAAAGCACTAAGGTAATACCTGAATTAGGTTTTGCTCCTATTGAAGCTTCACAAGACTCAGCCAAAATGGGTATTGTTACACAGTATGCTTTAGAGACAAGTCTTGATAAATTAGGGTTAAGTGATAAAAACCCTGGATACTATCAAGAAGGTTATGAGAAATCTAAAAAGTTACAAAACGCTCTTGTAAAAAAAGCTACAACAGCTGAAACTACATCTAATTATGAAAAACAAGCTGAACAAGCTGCTTTCCTAAGAACAAATTTATCTACGCTGGGAGCATCTATTCAATCTGATTTTGCTAATCCTGCGATTTCTAGGAAACAAGCTGTTACTAATTTTTTAGGTACTATTTCAGCTGTCGATCCTAGAACTGGAGAAGCACTTTTTTCAATGGATGATATAAATAATGTTTTCTTACCTAGTTATAATGGAACTGTTGGTGAAGTTTTTGGAGGTAAAGGCGGCAAAAAACCTTCGCAAGCTTTTTTAGAAGCTCTACGTGAACGCCAACGAATTCTTCGTGAATTTAAAACTAATGAGGAAAGGGATCGTAACCAAAACGCTAAAGATTTTGTACGTCTTGTTGCAGTCCCACAATTGCAAGCTCTTACTGATCAAGAAAGTGACAAACGTGATCCATTAATATTTGAATCGTTTAAAGCTTTATGGCCACAAAAATTTCCTGGAATATCTTACCCAGACGTTTTAATACAAGCAGAACAAGTAGCAATTGCTAAAAATATTAGAAAAGAAGAAAACAGGTTTGCTGTAAGGGCTGCAAGTACAGTTCCTCTTACTGAACAAGAAATAGCTACGATACAAAACCCTGCTACAAAGAGCAAATATCAGGCTATATTTAAAGAGCAACAAATTAAAAGGTTTGGTCCTGAGTTTCCTAGAATTTTAAAAAGTTTAAAATCTAAAGCTATTTCTGTAGCGGGTTTTGACCCGACTAATGATGGCAGCATTAATACAACGAGTACTTTTGTTTTAATTGCTATGGAAGAGAAGTTTAAAGAATATGCTTTAGAAGCTGAAAAAACTGGCGTTCAACAAGAATTCAGATCTGAATATGCTGAAAATAAATTAAATGAATACGTAAAAAAAGCGCAAACAGATACAACAAATTTATTTTATAAAGATCCTAATTCACCAGATAATGCACCTAACTTTCCTAATTTAAAAGGTATTTCCCAAATAAAACAAGATAGATCTGATTCTAACATGTTTGATAAACTAATTGCCAAATATGGCAATCTAAATAAGATTATTAATATGCCTTATGCTTTAGCAGATCAAAACGATTACGAACGTATTTCAGCTCAGATCGAAAAAAATCCTTTAAACGTAGAATATACACCTGAAATTATGAGAATATCTAGGTTGACACAACAGACTAACCGTCCTATGAGTCCTAGAGAAGTTTATAATGCAAGCATAGCTAAAGTTAATGCTGTATCTATGAAAGATCCTGTTATTGCAAACGAAGTTAATCCAGTTGAAGATGCTGTATATCAGTTAGCTCCGGAAGTTCAAAAACTTTATAACGATGTATCTAATCGTACGTTTAACAGGAATTACAGAGTTGGTGCTGAAATGAATAATAATCAAGGTGGTAGTAATGACATGCCTACGAGAGTTAGTGTGGCACCTCTTTCTACAGACCCACCTTCAAGCGGTGCACTTAGTATGAATCAAGTAGGGCAGTATGCTTTAGAAGCTGGTTTTACTCCAGAAGATGCAAGAGTTGTTGCTGCAATTGCTAGAGGGGAAAGTGGTTTAGATCCTACTAATAGTACACGTCGATCAGGTCTAGAAGCATCTACAGG